AAGACGACGCCTTGCTGGGTGACGTTCAAGAGCTGCTGGACAGTTTCCTCAGCATCCTCGTAGTCACGCACCTTCAGCTCGGCCTTGGCCTTGCCGTAGGAGTCCAGTTTGGCTTGCCAGGCTTGATGCTGCTCCAGCTCGGACTTCTTGACCGTCTCGGTCTCCAAGTCGTGCTGGCGCTTACGCTCATGCCATGCGTCCAATGCTTGCTCGTACCTATCCGCATCGTAGTCGTGGTCTTCCAGCTTTGGCTTTGGCCCCATCGTCACGACCGGCTTGTTCTCAGTCGTAGTGGCCGTCAGCTTGGCTTCGAGTTCACGAATGCGTCGCTCTTTTTCCCTGTTCGTTTTCCGCAACTCACGCACCCATTCAGGCGCACGAACTTCCTCTTCGGTGGGTGGCGCTTCCTCACCAATGCTGACAACGACCTCGTCATCGGGCTGGTCCAAGTCATCGACAACGTCGATTCCCTCAATGACCTCGTCCTCAATTACGATCTCTTCGTCTGCAATTACTACCTTTTGATTCATCTTTGACCCCATCAAACTCACCCATTGGTACGGCTGGGTGGATACCGTTTCTCACATTTTCACTTACTTTTTGTCATCTGACAACAGGCTGAACCTCTTGGCCCATGACGGCCTGCTGGGCTGCCTCGATTTCGGTCAGCACCATGTTCTGTTCTTCCACACTGGTTTTGGCCAGGGTCTCGGCTGTCTTGGCCCTGGACAGGCCAGCGTCGGCCACGGTCTTGATCGTGCTGGCGCGCGCCTGGGCAGCCTTGGCCACGGCCTCCTCGGCTGCGGCCTGCAAGAAGATGGCATTCGGGTCTTGCTGCTGGCCCTGTGCCTGCTGCTCGGCCATCAACTGCTCGGCCTCTTGCTCGGTCGGCTTGACCACGCCCATGCGCAGGAGCTGCTTGCGGAAGAAGTCGCGCACGTCGCCGATGCCCTCGCCCTCCATGTTCATCATGGCCATTGCCTGGAGCACCTGCTTGGTCTGCGCATCGTCGGTGATGGCCATCATGCCGGTCAGCGCACGAACGGTAGATGCACGCTTGCTGGAGCTGGACGGGCCGACATCGACGATCACGTCGAACTTGGCACCACTCAGATCGTTCTGCATGACCACCTCGCCGGTCTCGCTGACCATTGGCTGCATCAGCTCGACCGTGTTCACGTCCTCGGTCCTGCCGATCACCTTCATGCGCCTGCCCTCTTCGACGTAGATGTCCTTGGCCATGCTGAGCCAGATCTCGCCGCAGCGCTTCATGCCCTTGGCAAAGTTGCTCATGTAGATGTAGGTCTGCATGTCGATGCGGGTCTGGATCATCTCGACGGCCTTGCCGGAGATGTTGCTCACCATCTTGTCGGCCTGCTGCGAGCTGCCCAGAATGTCCTGCATGTCCTGCTCGGTGATCTGCAGCAGGGCTGCCATCGCTGGCGGTATCTGTGCGCTGCGGGTGTAAGCCACCGGGCCGCTGACAGTCTGGCTGCCGTCGGGTGCCGTGATCGGGTTCACCAGCAAGTAGGGGAAGTTGCGCAGGTTGTCGTCTGCCCACATGAGCTGGTGGCCAGAAACCTGCTCAGGCGTGAGGATGGGTTTTTCGACGCTGGACAGCGCGCTAATCTCGCCCAGCTTGCTGAGCTGCATGTTTTTCAGGCGCTGTGCATCCTTGGCCAGGCGCACGTGGCCCATGCAGCGCTCGATGTTGTCGACGAACCAGCGCTTGCCGTAGACCGGCACGATGGGGATGCAGTTGCCTGCGATGTAGCCTGCGTCTTCGAGCACCTTGCCGCCGGACATGATGTACTTGTGCACGCGCTTGCGCTTGATCTTGCGCTGCCGGACCTCGCGGCTGCCGATGGCGTTCAGGGTTTCTTCGAGGTTCTCGTCCTTGTCGAAGTCGATCTGGCGGTAGCGCTCCTCGGTGCCGTCGATGGCTCGGAAGATGCGGATGGTCTCGTTGACCTCCTCGACCTTGTAGTACTCAGCGATGAACACCACGTCAGGCGTGGCCCAGTCGAACTCGTACTGGTGGATGATCTTGGGCCAGTCGGTCGGGTCGTCGCCCCATTCCTCTTTGTAGCTGGCCCTGGTCATTGAGGTGACCACGAAGCAGGACTTGGCGTCCGACTTGTCCTGGCGCTTGCTGTTGAGGTCAAAGAACACCGAGCTGTCGGCATCGAAGATCGGCTCCATGCGGATGCGCTGATACTCGTTGTCCTCGTCCTCATCGTCTTCGTAGACGGTGCGCAGACGCCAGGCACCAAAGCCGCCGCCCACTGCCTCCTCGAAGGCGTTGTCGTAGGCCTCGTCGGCCACGCTGTCTTGCTCGTCCGCACGGTACAGGCCGTCGCAGGTATCGGCCAGTTTGTCGTTCTCTCCGTCCTTGCTGACGTAGTCAACGGTGATGCGGTTGTTGCGGTACTCGTTGACGATGCGGATCACCGACAGCATGATCTTGTTGACCTCGAACTTGGGCTTGTTCTCGTACTGGTCCCAGAGTGGCCCTTCCCACTGCGCACCGCACAGGCTGTAGAAGCGCCGGTCTTGCAGGCACTGCAGGCGCTCGTCGCGCAAAGCAGTCTGAATGTCGTTAAATTGCTTTAGCGCATCATCATGCAGGGTGCTTAGGAATTGCTCTTTTGAAATGCGTGCCATATTTTCGCCCTCGTTTCAAGTATTTTCTCACCATTTGCTGTTCACTGGCAATGGCGTGAAGTTTATGGACCGTGTAACGGGTACCGCCCTGCGCACGCCCTCGCAAGCATATCGCAGCGCATCGATGACGTGATTTTTCTTGTCCTGGAGCACCGGCAGCACCTTGCCGGTCAGCGGGTCGGTCTTGTAGCTGTAGAACGTCAGCTCGTCGATGGTGTGCGTGCAGCGTGGGTGCACCACGATGTCGTAGGACTTGAGCCACTCGACGCCCTCCTCGACCGACTTGGCACCTTTGACCGCGCCCATGATCTTGGGAAAGCCGTGCTTGCGCATGTGGCTGATCGTCTCGGGCCGGGAGCTGTCGGCCACGATGGGCCACTTTTCGGCCTCGGGCACTTGCATGAACAGCTCGGGCGTGTTGATGATCTCGCAGCCGACCATGTAGGCCTCTTCGTCGATGTAGAGCGTGCGGCCAATGATGTGGCAGCGCACCAGCACGGTCGGGTCGGATGCGAAGCCCCAGTCGGCACCGAGCCGGTGGATGGCCTCCGGTGGCGTCTCGAACTCCTCGACGCGCCAGTTGCGAAAAACGCGAGCGCTGCTGTTTTGCAGGTAGGCACCGCGCCAGACGTGAGCATACTTGTCCGGGTCTCGGGACAGGTCGTACTCCATCTCAAATCGCAGCACGTCGGGGAACCAGGGGTTGTTGCTGTAGTTGACCTCGACCACCACAGCGTCGGGTGGCGGCTGGTCACCGCGCAGCAAGTGATCGACCGGGTCGCTGGCCTGGCTGGGGTTCCATGTGAACCACAACTCGGAGCCGGGCTTGCGGATGGTTGGCCGCAGCAGGTCCAGGCTGCGCTGCGACAGGCTTTGTGCCTCCTCGCACCAGGCACGGTCGTATCCCTCCAGCGACTTGATCGAGTCGGCTGTGTGGTTTTGCATGCCTTGGAAGATGATCAGGCCGTCGCCCTTCTTGGACTTGATGACGGCCTCCTGCACTTCGAAGTAGGCACCGGCATTCATCTGCTCGATCTTGAGTTCAAGCAGGCGCTTGACAGACTGGGCCAGTGATTTCTGGACCTCGCGCACGCAGACGCTGCGGCTGGTCTGGTCGAGGATGTGGGCCTCGATCATCATCTCGGCAAAGGCGTGGGACTTGCCCGAGCCACGGCCACCGTGCGCGCCCTTGTAGCGCGCAGGCTCCAGCATGGGCAGCGCCCACTCTGGGGTCTCAATGCGAAGGGTTGTCACTTAACCACCACGCGCTCAATCTTCTGGATCGCCAGTGGCCGATCTGGATCACCAGTCAGTTCCAGCTTGTCGCCAAACTTCTTGGGGGCCAGTTTGGACAGCAACCACTTGCGGGTGTCAACCTGCAGCTTGTGTTTTTGAACTGCCGCCCAGTCCCTTTTGCCGTCAGGTTGCAGGCCGACATCCACGTCGCTCAGCTCCAGCACCTCGTTGGCCATGCGCTCGATCAAGTCCTCGCGCGCGCGCGCGTATTCTGCAGCCAACTCTGCATCCTCATTCACCCACAGGTTGAACGTGCTTTGCGACAAGCCAGCGGCTTCGCAGGCCTTGAATGCGCTCAGACCGCCACGCATGCCGGAGAGCACCAAGCCGATCAACTCGGCTTTGTTCTCGTGCCTTCTGACGGGCTTCTTTGCGCCAGTCTTTGGTTTGTGGGTTTTCGTGGTCATGCTGCATTCTCCTTCATGTTTTGGATTCGCGCCAGTTTCATAGCATCTTTGAGATCGAGCCTGAGCTGCTCGTTTGCGGCCTGCTCGTCTTGCAGCCGGAGATAGCACTCGGTCGCAAATTTAGCCAGGGTGTCAAGCTGCCAGGTCTTGAAGTCTGGGGTTTCCCGATGTTGATTCATGTTAGTACCTGCTTACTTTTCTGTGGATAACTTTATCCCGATTTTTCCGCATCCCGTTGCCCCTACCGCCCCTAACGTATACGTTTTAGGGGCGGGGAGGGGCGATTTAACGGGCTTTTGCCCCTAACCCCTAAAAACCCCTAGGGGCACTCAGGGGCGTTTAGGGGCGATTTTGTCCCCCATTTTTTTGCATCATCATGGCGCTTGCTTGAGCCTTGTTGATGAAAATCCAGCCATGCTCAGTCGATTGCAAAGCGCCCGAGTTGAGCATTTGCGAGATGATTCCATCCGGTCTGGATGCCTCGGTTTTGTTCTTTGCGGTGCGCTCGGTTGCGCCATCTTTGACCAGCAGCTCACGCAGCGCCGACCTGCTGACATAGGGAAAACCCTCGCGCTCTTCGGCACCTGATGCCCACCAGGCGCGCTCGACTGTGCGCACGTTCTCGTCGGGCTTTGTAGGTTTTTTGTGGGGTTTCGTGGCATTTGCATCATCATCTGGGATGGCCACGCAGGTGGTGGCTGCGCCGCCGAACTTGGATGTGCCCATCTCGACGACCTCCAGCCGGAAGTAAATCGTCTCACCTTTGCTGGGCAGTTCTCTCTGCTTGGTGACGGAGACCGACCGGGTGCCTTCTTTTTCTGTGACCTCGATCTCGGTGTCGATGTGGGCACGGATGCCTGACCAGCCACGAGCGCCTCGGGCAGCGTCTTTGCCGTTGTGGTGGATGATCATCATGGCAGCGCCCGTGGCGGTGGCCACCTGGTCGAATCTGGCCATAACTGGCCCCATGTCCTCGCCGCTGTTTTCGTTGGCTCCTGCGCTCATCCTGGCCAGCGTGTCGCCGATGATCAGGCGCACCGGCTTGCCCTTGATCTTTTCGATGGCCCTGACCATCTCGATCACGTCGTGTGCGTCTTGGGCACCTGAGTAGAAGTTCATCGGGACCGGCACCATCGCCAAGTTCTCCAGGCTGCAGCCGTGAAACTTCTTGATGGCCTGCATGCGTGACCGGATGCTGGCCGGGGCTTCGCTGGCCAAGTACACCACCAGGCCGGGGTCGGTCTTGCGTCCGTAGCAGTCCGAGCCGGTGGCGATGGCCGTGGCCACTGAGAGCGCCCAGAATGTTTTGCCTGAGTTGCTGTCGCCGTAGACCACCACCGAGCTGCCAATGGTCATGAGGCCTTCGACCAGCTCGTCTGGTGCCTCGTAGTCGTTGC